AATATTATATTATATAAGTAGAGAAATATTTTATTTATGTTTAATATTTCTCTACTTTATTTTATTTTTTAAAAAATTTATTGTATAATATTATTATAAAGAAAATGAATAATAAAAATATACAATGAAGAGGTGATGTTTTTTGAAAAAAACAAAAAATGCAAGGTTAAATTGTTTAAGTGACTTTTATTGTACCTATTGTGGACACAAAGGAATTCCTGTTATTAGAAAAGTAGGAGCAGAAAGAGAATCAGGTCATTTAAAGAAACTTTTTTGTTTGTATTGTCAGCAAGAGAGAAATATGGTAGAAATAAGAAATAAAGGAAAGTACACTCTCGAAACTTTTGAAATTGAATATAATGGTGGAAATTTTGTAAATGGTGAAAGAGTAAAACCATATGGACAATTTGTTGCAGAACATTATTACAATGAAATGAAACGCGGGAAGGGGTATAACGGCAATGTTGAATAAGAAACCCATTTTATATATCTCTTGTGGAGTACCTGGGTCTGGTAAATCTACTTTTTTAAATAAAAATAAAAAAGAAGATGAAGTTATTGTAAGCCGTGATGAAATTAGATTTTCTATCTTGAAAGATGGAGAAGAATATTTTTCTCATGAAGATGAGGTTTATGATAAATTTATCAATACTATCGTAAGAAATCTTGAAGCTGGAAAAAATGTATATGCTGATGCTACTCATTTGAATGAAAAAAGTAGAGCAAAAACTTATAATGCAGTAACAAATTCTACAGATGTAGAGTTCTCGCTTGAAGCCATTTATTTTGACGTTCCTGTTGCTATTTGTTTAAATAGAAATGAAAATAGGAAAGGAACAAAAACTTATGTTCCTAGGGGAGTAATTAGACGTATGGCTGCAAGTTATACTTTTCCTGAATTTAATAAACCTTTTCAAAAAGTATGGAAGGTTAATAAAGACGGAAAAGTAAGCAAATGTTTTTAAATTTAATAAAAAAGGAGATACTATGATTTGGTTTACAAGTGATTGGCATTTTTGTCATGATAAAGAATTCATATATAAACCTAGGGGTTTTGATAACGTTACCGATATGGCCGCCGCGATTATTAAAAATCATAATGAAGTTGTAAATTATGATGACGATGTATATTGTCTTGGTGATTGCATTTTAAATAACCTTGAACAAGGTTTAGAATATATAAAGCAGCTTAAAGGTAATATTCATATTATTAAAGGTAATCATGATACAGATAAAAAAATAGAAGCATATAAAACTTGTTATAATGTAGTAGAAATTTGTGATATAAAAATTATTAAATACTCAAAAAAAAGAAGATTTTATCTTTCTCATTATCCTACTATTGTAGCAAATCCTGGATACCCCATTATATGGAATTTAAGTGGTCATACACATAGTAAAGAAATTTTTTCAAATTATCCTTTTGTTTATAATGTAGCTTTAGATGCTCATGAGTGTTATCCTGTATCAATGGATACTATTGTTAAAGATACTATAGAAAAAGAGAAGGAGTATTATTAATGAAATATAGAATCATTTATTCAGAACTTGTTGATGATTGGGGAACTGTTGCCTATATTCAAACAAGAGATGGAATTTTTTCTGGCAAATCAAAATGCAGTAAGGAAGATTTAGACAAAGATAGATTTTCTCTTTATGTAGGTGAACGTTATGCAGAGATTAGAGCAGTAATGAATTGGACTAAATATAAACAGAAAAAAGCCCAGGCACAGAAAAAAGCCTTAGAAGATCTTCTCATTGATATTAATCTAAATGTTCCAGAAGCTAAAACAAATCCTATGATTAAACGCGTTTATCATAGAATTAATCAGTATCAAAAAGAAATAGAAGAACATAAAAATAATTATAATGCACTAAAAAATTCTATCATTAAAATGGATAAAGAAAGAGATGAAATTTTAGATAAATATCAAACGGACATTATAGAATAATTTATTTAAATAAAAATATATATATTTATATAAAAGATTTGATTAATTTCAAATCTTTTTTATTTTATAGAATGATAATGGTAGGTGAATATAAATGTTTAATTTAAATTTAAACAAAAGAGCAGAAAGATTACAGAAAAAAACTTAGAACTGGTAGATAGAAAAGCCAATTTTAATAGCTGAGCAAGACCTACAAGAAGATATTAAAGATACTAAAAATAGAAAAAAACTCCCTAAAGAATAGAAAAAAGCATTAACAACAACGAAATTTTTAATGCTGTTTTTATTTATAAGTTGTTCTATTATATAGTTATTTACTATGTACGCAGTAATAAAAGGAATGAATATGGGATATGGAATTGATTTTACCCCTTTAACCATGTTAATTTCCGCGGTTGTTGCTTAGACTATTGGATTTTCTGTTTATTCTTTAAAATCCGTTAAAGAAAATACTAAAGGCGGAATCATTTTTGAAACAGCTATGATGAATAGCTTAAAACAGGATGAAGAAGAAAACGAAGAAAACAAAGAAAATGAAGAAAACGAAAAGGAGATTGCAGAAGGATGACTGATTTGATGAAATTTATGGTTGATAATTGGTATGTTCTTGTTTTAGCAGTAGCTATAATAGTAGTAGGAGTTTTTTATGCTAAAAAATTTTTATCACTTTCAAGAGAAGATCAAATAGCTAAAATTAAAGAATGGTTATTAGTAGCTGTAGCTGAAGCTGAACAAGTATTAGGCGGTGGTACAGGTCAATTAAAATTACGCTATGTATATGATAAATTTATTACTAAGTTCCCTGAAGCTGCTAAATTCTTATCTTTTGAAGAGTTTAGTATAATGGTAGATGAAGTATTAGTTAAATTTAATCATATTCTTGCCACTAATGATAGAGTAAAAACATTTATTGTAGGAGAATAAAGGAGGAATGTTATTAAATGAGTGTTAATTTTAAAAATTTTACAAATAAAATTTCTAATTGTAGCGGAGATGAAAAGAAAAGATTAAAAGGTGGTAAAGCAGGAGATCAAACTAAAACAGAATGGTGTATAAGAACTTGGTATAATAGACCATGGACTTGTGTATTAAGACACCCTAATCAATAGGTAAGATAGTTAATTGCTGAATTAGGTATTGAAGCCGCGACTAATGATTTAATTGGATATGATCAGAATCAACGTACTACTTATTGGGTACAACTTAAACAAGTTGGTTTTAGACCTATTAAAATAACTGTAGCTTGTGAAGCAGACTGTTCTGCTGGGGTAATTGCTAATGTTAGAGCTGTTGGTTATTTATTAAATATTGATAAATTAAAAAATATTGATGCTTCTTATACAGGAAATATGAAAGCTGGATTTAAAAAAGCTGGATTTGAAGTTTTAACTGATAGTAAATATTTAAAGAGTAGTGATTATTTACTTCCTGGAGATATATTATTATACGAAGGACATCATACTGCTACTAATTTAGGTATTGGTTCTAAAGTAAAAAATTACACTTTAATAGAAGAAAAGAAAGTAGAAAAAGAAAATGCTAAAGTAGTTAAAAAAGAAGAGACTTCTAAAGTTACCCCTGTTAAAATTACTAAAGTCCCAATTAATACAACTGGAAAATATAATAATACAGTATTGGTAAATGGTGAAGTTACAACCTTATTAAATATTCGTAAAGGGCCAGGTAAAACTTATACTAATCTTACTTCTTATCCAGTTTTAACTGCTAAAACTAAAGTCGGTATTTGTGATGCAGTGAAAGCAAATAATGGAACTACTTGGTATTATATTAAAATAACTGGCAATAAAGGTTAGAAATATGGATTCGCAAGTGCTAATTTTATAAAATTAATTTAATAATACAGGAAAGCAAAATTTGCTTTCCTGTTTTTTTATTCTATATAAAAGTATATTTATTAAAAAAATAATTTGAAAATTAAGAAAATTTATTGTATAATATAATAGAGAAATATAAATGAAGTTTAAAATTTAGGAGAATAATTTTATGGGAAAAATTTACGATAAAGATAGCATCGAGTCGTTAAGCCCTCTTGAATTTACGAGATTACGTCCACAGGTATATGCTGGTGATACAACATATGCCACTCAACTTTTAGTAGAAATACTTTCAAATTCTATTGACGAATTTAGAGCTGGACATGGGAACGAAATTTTAATTGAAATAGATAAAGATATTGTAATGGTACGAGATTATGGTCAAGGTTTTCTTGTTAATGAAATAAGAGAAGATGGCAAATCTATTTTTGAAGCAGCTTTTTCTGTTCTTAATACTTCTGGTAAATATAGAGAAGATGGAACTTATGAAGGAACAAGCCTTGGTTCTTTTGGAATCGGGAGTAAAATAACCACGTTTCTTAGCCATAAACTTGAAGCACAAACATGGAGAGATGGAGAGACAGAAACTATCTTTTTTAATGAGGGTGTTTTTGTTAATAGAAGCGTTAATAAATCAAAAGAACCTAGTGGAACATATGTAAGATGGCAACCTTCAGAAGAATTTTTTACTCATACAGAAGTAGAGATTAAAAAAGTAAAAGAACTTTGTAAAACTATCGTATGTCTTTGTCCTGGATTAACTATTTATTTAAAAGATAATGGAGATTTATCTGTATATAAATCAGAAAACGGTATTGATGATCTTGTAAATATGGCAGTAAAAAATACTGAACTTATTAATAATCGTTTTCATATGAATTATGAAAAGGGTAAAAATAAGATTGATATGGTATTTACGTATACTTCTAATTATTCATCTACTATTGTTCCATATGTTAATGCAGGTCTTACTGATTCAGGTCAGCATATCACTCAAATTAAAACAACTATTACTAGAGTATTTAATAAATTCTTTAAAGAAAAAGGTTGGATTAAAGAAAAAGATGAAAACTTAACTGGCGATGATATTCAAGAGGGTATGTATATAGTATTTAATATTACTGCTCCTAATGTTGCTTATGATGCACAGGTCAAGAGTAGAATTACAAAAATTGATATGTCACCTTTTACCGAAGCCATTGTTGAAGAATTAGAATATTGGTTATATAATAATGAAAAAGAAGTAAAAGGAATCGCGGAAAAGGCTATAAATGCGCGGAAGGCGCGGCAGGCAGCTAAGAAGGCACGCGAAGCTGCTAGAGGGCAAGCTAAGAAAAAAGAAAAGGTTATTAAGTTTGATACTAAGCTTGCTGACTGTTATAGCAAAGATCGTTCTAAATGTGAGATATATATTGTAGAAGGTGATTCAGCAGCAGGGAACCTCAAAACGGCACGAGATAATGAATTTCAAGCAGTTATGCCGGTAAGAGGTAAGATTCTTAATACATATAAGGCAACGTTAGATAAAATACAGAAAAATGCTGAAATTATGAATATGATTAATGCTTTTGGCCTTACTATTGATACAAAAGCTATGAAAGTAACATATCATCCGTCTGATTTACGATATGGCAAGATTATTATATTAAGCGATGCCGATGTAGATGGAAGTCATATTAAAAATCTTTTTTATACTTTTATATGGAGTTTTTGCCCTGA